ACTTGAAGCCCAGCGCCATCACCAGCCGGTGGCCCGCGGCGTGGGTGCCCAGCACGTCGGTTTCGATCAGCCGCGCGCCGGCGGCATGCGCGCCATCGAGAAGCGCGAAGATCGGCCCGATCAGCGGCCGCCACATCATCGGCGTGACCCACGGCGCCGGCGCCAGCGCCGCCCAGCAATGGTGCTTGCCGATCCACAGCAGGCCGCCGACGCCGGCGACCTCGCCGCGGCGCGTCACCGCCGCCCGGCTCCAGCGTTCGGCGTCGGGCTGGGCCAGCATCTGCGCCAGCCCGTCGCGCACGGCGTGCGCCGCGACGCCGGACGGCAGGTGGAATTCGGCGATGTGCCACGCCCGCAGCGGCATCAGCGCGCTCATGGCTGCACCATCGGGGAATACAGGTCGGGAACCAGCAGCGCGACGTTCATCGGCAGCGGCTGGTCCTGGATGATCCATTGCGCCGGCATGCCGGTCCACTCGTCGCCCTGGGTGAGCTGATGGTCGCGCGACAGCGCGGCCGGCGGCTGCAGGGGCGCCGCATCGGCCGCGTAGGGCGTCAGCCGTTCGAGGCTGGACAGCTTCGTGCCGTAGCGGCCGCCGATCGACTTGATGACGCGCAGCACCGCGCGCGGGATCCGCTGCGGCCGGCCCTGCAAGGTGCCGGGCGGCGATCCCGCCTCGAGCGGCAGGGTACGATAGCGGCCGCTGTAGCGCAGGCCGACATGGACGATGCCGCACGGATGGCCCAGATCGAGGCTGTCGCCGCCGATCGCGAAGTCGCCCAGCACCTTGCCGTCGCCGACCACGGTGGCCGTCATGCCGATATACGGCGTCAGGCCGCTGAGTGACGCGATCGACAGCCGCCAGTCGCCCTGCGCGATCGCGGTCGACGGGAACGGGAAATCATCCCGCAGCGCCACGGTGACGGTGGTCGCCGACGTGTAGGCCGTGATCTGCGCCGCGGCCCAGCCCCACATCGGCTCGTTGTTCTCGCTGCGGTCGCGTTCGTAGCGCTGGAAGATCCAGCGCCCCACGTCACCGACGACGAAGGCGTTTCCCGACGCCACGGCCGTGACGCTGCCCGACAGTCCGGACAGCGCCAGCGACGAGGCCGGCTTGCTGTCGATCGTCAGCGACATGTCGAGATGGCAGCGCTCCTCCGGCGGCGTCTCGACGAAGTCGGAGAAGCGCAGGCGCTCGATCGTGCGCACCGCGTTGCCGTTCACGGTGCGGCGGAACGCGGCCCACACTTCGTCCTGCACCGGGCCGGGAATCACCGCGAGGCTTTCGCACACCGCGTCGCCGCCGGCCGGGTGGCGATGCCACGCCTGCACGTTCTCGTCGCGCGCGTAGGTGCAGGCGGCCAGGCCGCCGTCGCTGCGGATCAGCCAGATTAGCCCGGTCGGGTTCTGCTGGAAGCGCAGCGCCTTGATGCCGCCCAGACGCGGCGAGCCGGGGATGTGATCGGCCAGCAGGGTCAGGTCGGTGGCGCGATACGCCGCCACGTCCTGATCGAACTGATAGCCGCGCACCCGCCGGCCCTGCTTGTCGACGAAGAACACGCCGTTGCCGTACAGCACCGGCGGCACCTTCGAGCTGCCATAGGCCGACAGCGGCTTGGCCGACACGCCGGTGGGCGTGATCGCCGCCCGCTCGCTCGATCCCGATACGCGAATCTCGGCGCCGCCGGAAAACGCGATGATGTCGGCCAGCGCCGCGAGCGCGAAGATGCGGTTGACCTGCGGCGTCGCCGCGGCGATGCCGATGCCACCGTTGCCGACCAGATCGGGCGAGAACCGCCGGTAGTTGCCGATGATCGAGGCATCGAGACGGTCCGGAATGGCGCGGGCGCCGGCGAGCCACAGCCGCTGCTCATGGATCGTGGCGCAGGCCGGCCACTTGAACTCGGCGCCGTAGATGCCGAGCCGCCAGTCGGCTTCGCCGATGTCGTCGATGTTGGGATTCTTGAAGGCGACTTCCTTGACGCCGGCGGTCACCGACACGTCCGAGGTGAAGGCCGTGATCTCCAGCCAGCGCCACTCGGTCTTCTTGATGTCGTCTTCCGTGAAGCGGTCGAGGATGCGCACGTGACGGCCGACGTCGGTCGCCTTGAACGGCCCTTGGCCGGACGGGAAGCCGTCCGCCGTGATCGTGGTGGTCGCGGTCGGCGAGCTCAGCTTCAGCTTGTAGACTTCGAACAGGTTCTGCCCGAAATACGGCCCGTCCTCGAAGGCCATCGCGACCAGGCTCCAGCTCGTGTGCGAGGAGCGCCGCAGCTCGTGCGGCTGCACGTCGTTGTGGAAGATGAACAGCACGTCGGCGCTCTGGGTGAAGCCCAGCTCCTGCACCTGCGCCAGCGTCCACGGCGTCACCAGCTCGACCGGATCGCCGCCGTCGACGATCAGGCCGCCGTCCTTCCAGAAGCGCACGTAGAGATGGCCGAATTCCAGCACGTAGGCCTGCTCGTCGGAGAAGACGAACTCCTGCAGGCGGCAGGCCGACGATTGCGATTTCGGCGCGCCAAGGAGGGCCCAGCCTTCGCGGAACTCCCACACGCCGGTGGGATGGATGACGATGTTCTCGACGATCCGAGCGCCCGTCGCGTAGCGCACCAGATCCGGCCGGCCCAGCAGCTTCGGCGACAGCTCGCCCGCGACCGGGCCGGTGAGCGCGACGCGGGTCATTCGAGCCAGTCCCCGCCCTCGCGGGCTTCGAGAAAGCTGTCCTGGAAAATCTGTGGCGGGTCGCCTTCCTGTCCGTCCAGCGACTGCGCGTCGGAAAGAATGCGCAGGGCGTCTTGCTTGGCCGCCTGGCGCAACGCCTCGGACGCATTGAGCGGCTTGCCGCAGGTCCACGCCAGCCGGGCGCTGAAATATTCGACGAACCACGTGTCGTAGCGGCCCGGATCGGTGATGCGCTTGATGCCGTAGATGGTGAGCGGGGCGGCTGCATTGGTGACGATCAGTCCTTCAGCAACCTTGAAGCGTTCGCCACGGCGCGGATCGACGCCGATTCTGAGCACGCGCAGGCAGTCATTCGGCTTGTCGAAAGCGCGCGCATGATACGGACTGGGATTCTGGTCGGCGGGTTTCGCCGGCAGGTTCCGCCACCACGTCGTGGCGAAGTTCCACGGGTGCGCCGCCAGCGCCAGGTCGCGCTGCACGTCCCACGCGCGCTTGAGGGTGCGCGCGGCCAAGCCGTCGGCCGTGTCGATGTTGTCGACGGTCTCGACTTCGAGGCGCGTCAGCGCGAGGTTGGCGATGTCCGTGCGGGAGGCCATGTCGGGTGTCGCGATGCCGGCGCTTCACGTGAAGCGCCGGCAAGCGCCGGTCAGGGGTCGACGACGAGCAGCGACGACTGGATCACCGCCGCCGTGGTCGGCGCGGCGCCGGCGATGGTCACCAGCACGTCGATATCGGCCGTGGCGAGGTAGCCCATGCCGAGGCCGGCGCTGTTGAAGCCACCGTGTCCGGCCGTGGTGCCCGACGTCGCGGCCCGGAAGATCGCGCCGCTGCCGCGCACACCCCAGGCGAGCGTCACGGAGGATCCCGCCGCCGTCCAGCTCAGCGTGCCGCCGACGACGCGCTGGCCCTTCTTGATGCGGCCGACGACGATCGTGTCATCCTGCGCGCTGCCGGGACCGGACGCGGGGATGGTGAACTTGTCGTAGAGCGCCCGCACACGCCCGCCGAAATCGCCGCCGCCCACCGGCGAGCGGTTCTGCGGCGCGACGGACGTATCGTAAACCTTGGCGCTGTTGACGCCATATGCCTCGGCCATGTCTGGCTCCGTTCAACGAGGAGAGAGGGGGAGCGGCGCACGCCGTGCGCGCCGCCACGGGATCAGGTGTCGGCGGTTTCCGTGACCTGGATGGGCACGACCTGGAATTCGTGGTTGCGCCGCGCGCCGACGCTCTCGTCGGTCGAGACAAGGTACGAGCGCCGGCGCTGATCCCACGTCACGACGCCCTGGGTGTGATCGGGCCGCCAGCGCGTCAGGGCCTTCTTCTTCACGAACATGATCAGGGTGCGCACGTTCGGCGAGCCGGCCTCATAGGGCAGGTAGCGTTCGACCAGGGTGCCGGCCTTGTCGTAGAGATCCTCGATCATCACGAAGTCGACGAGACCCCACGACGGCAGGTACCCCTTCTCGCGCACCATGCTGTTGCTGTAGTCGCGCGAGGCCACTTCCAGCGTGTTGATGAAGCTCTTCTCCGCCTTGGCGTTCCACAGCAGCACGGCCCGGTCGCCCATGTTCGGGTCGAGCTGGCCGCGCGTCTTCAGCATCTGCACGGCCGTGTCGAACTTGGGCAGGCTGAAGCCTGCGCTGCCGTGCACGATGGTCTGGCCATTCGGCAGGTCGACCGGCGTGCTGCCGTTCTTCCCCGTGTAGACGGTGCCGAGCAGACCCGAGATCGCGACGTACATGCGCAGCCGCGCCGCGGCGGCGGCCTGTGCCTCCGCGAACTTGCTGCGCGCCTGCGTCATCGTCTTCAGCCGGATCTCGTCCTTCTGGGAGACGTAGGCGTCGTGATGATAGTCGTCGAAGTACAGCCAGCGCCGGTCGGTGCCGATCGTGTCGGTCGGCAGTTCCGCGTCGCGCGTCTCGATCTTCCGCATGACGGCGTGTCCGATGTAGTCGTCGGACAGGCCTTCCGCGCCTTGCTCGTGGGTTTCCTCGATCAGACCCTCAAGCGGGTCCCTGGTCTGCTGCGACCAGAGCTTGAGCGTCTCCGCGTAGCGGCTCGACATCAAGGTGGCGAGCTGCTCCTGTTGCGATGCCATCGGTTGCTCCCGTTCTCAAACACGAGTGCGAACCGGGTGTCCCCTTGGTGCTCCGCTTTCCGCCCCGTCCGCCTGCCGGAGTTGCAGGCCGGATTGCCAGTCCATCGGAGGCCGAATTGGCCCCTGTTCTCGGCCCGATCGGGGGCCGTGGTCCGCCGCGGCTGGCGTCGAGGCCGCGGTCTCGCTGGCGCCGGCTTGCCTACGGGCCGCCGGCTTCCGGTTTGGTGCGCGAGCCGGTGACGGCCCAGCGGAAATACTCGTCGGCGATCGGCAGCACGTCGCTCACCGCGCGCTGGCGCGCGGCATCGCGCGCCGCGTCGAGGCAGCGCAACCGGGCATCGACCTCCCACGGCATCAGGGATGCCTGGACGACGGTCGGCGCCACGGCCGCATCCTGTTTCGGGTCCGCCATCATCGGCCTCCTGCCTGGGGCATGCGGATGCCGGTCTTGATCTCGTGCAACCGGTCCCGCTTGTCGTTGAGGGTCTTGTGCTCGGGATGCGAGGGATCGCGGAGAGCCGCCGCCATCGCGGGATCCTTGATCATCCGCGCCAGCTCGGCCTCGGCCTCCTGCGCCGTCGACACCGAGAAGGTGCTGCCGCCGCTCGGGTGCGCCCCGCCGTCGAGCAGGCCGGCCAGCTTCAGCAGGCCCTGCATGCCCTTCACGTAGCCGACCGACCGCGCCAGCTCGCCGACCGCTTCCGGCGGCCATTCGAGATGCGTGGCCAGCCGGTTCACGATCGCGACGTTCTTGTCGTAGTCGCCCCTCCAGGCGACCCGCAACTGGCCGTCGTCTTCCTTCAGCGCCGCCTGTGCTTCGGTCTGGCGCTGCTGGACCACCTCGGCGACGAAGCCGTTCCAGTCCGCCGCCAGGCCGGCCGCCGCCTTGGCCGGCACGCCGTATTTCAGGAACGCCTTGCCGGCCCAGCCGACCATCAGGGGATCGGCCCCTTCGGTCGGGAACTGGTAACCCTTCTCGTCGGCGGGCACGCCGATGGCGGTGTGGAACGCCTTCACCTGTTCCGGCGTCGCGTTCTCGCCCGGCAGCACGACGCGGTTGCTGCCCGCTTCCGACTCGAGCTGCAGGAACCTGTCCGCCAGCGCGTCGACCGACGCGAAGTTGTGGTTGGCCAGCGCCGTCCGGCGCTGCTCGGACATCTGCCCGTACCAGCCGGGAAGCTGCGCCTTGCCGCCGGCGCCTGCCGCAGCGGCGGCCGCTGCCGCTGCGGCAGGGTCGGCCGCCCCGCCGGCGCCGGCGGCGCCAGTGGCGCCGGATCCAGCACCGGCGGAACCACCATCACCGGCGCCGCCGCCGGCAGCACCGCCCTGCCCGCCGCCAGCGCCCGCGCCACCGTCACCACCACCGCCCGCGCCTTCGCCGTCAGGCGCGCGCAGGATCGATCGCCACATCCACCACGGCATGGATCAGCTCCACTTTTCGAGCGCGACGCGCAGCGGACCGACCGCCTCGTGCACGGCATGCGCCTTCTCGGCGAGGTCGGACGGCAGGCGCTGCGCCTGCATGAAGTCGTCGATCGCCACCAGCGCGCGGCACATGCTGACCACCAGGACCGCGTCATCGACTTCACTCGCCGCGCTCGCCTTTGCCTTTGCCATCACCCGGCTCCTTCCACACCCAGAGGCCCCGGCGCCGCCTCGACGCCGCGCAATCCTTCGAACAGCGACGGCTGCCCCGCATCCTCCGGCGGCGCCGGCCGATCGGCCTGCTGGACCAGCGCGCGCTCGATCCGAAGCCAGACGCGATAGCGGCCAACGAGATTGGCCGTCTCGTCCGGCTTGCCCGGCACGAACATGTCGCCGCCGGCGCAGAATCCCTTGAGGTCGGCGAGCACGACGGCGCCGTCGCCCTTATCCGGCCTGTCGGCGAACAGCCGCTGATAGGCGGCGGCGACGTCCGCGAAGTCCGCCCCGCCGCTCATGCCGCGCGCGCCTCTGTCGGGCCGCCCTGGAGAACCTTGAGCAGCGGCGCGATGTTCTTGCCCGCCGTGGTGGCGTCCTTGATCTGCTCCATGCCGGCCGCTTCCTCGGCGACCTTGCCGCGTGCTTCGGCCGATTTCTTGATGTCGGCGGCGGAGTTGATAAGGCTCGGCGGCACGCCCAGCGCCAGGCCGACCATCGCGACGCCTTCGGCCAGCTTGGGTACACCCAGCACCGCCGGGTCGACCTGCGCGGCGGCGCCGATGATCTCCAGCCACTGGATGAAGGCGCGCGCTTCCGCCATCAGCATCTGCCGCAGCGCCGGCGCGTCCATCTAGAGCGCCAGCGGCTTGCCGGCCATTTCCGCCGGCATGTCCGGCATCCGGTTCGACAGGCGGCGGATGCTCCACACGCGCGCCACGATCAGCGCGACGCCGCGCTGGAACGCGGTGAGCAGCGGCCCCAGCGCCCGCATCTGTTCTTCCTGCAGGCCGACGATCTGAGCGATCGGCATGCGCGGCTCGCGCGGCAGGCGCGTATACTCGACGTACCAGTGCTGGTCGATCGCCTGGTGCAGCACCTTGCTGATTTCGAGCCCCAGCTCGGGCCGGCCCTCCGGGCGCAACGAGGCGACGGGCACGTTGCCGTTGCGCATCAGTTCCGACCGCACGACGAGCAGGCCGCGCGCCTCGTTGGTCGGCAGCGACACCACGCCGTCGTCGGGCACGACCGTGGGCGGGTCGATCTGCTTTTCCATGCCGCGCACGGTCACGACCCGCACGCGCTGCGCCATGTTGGTGTCTTCCAGCGCGTTGTCGCCGCAGCCGCGGCCGTAGGCGTCCTGTCCGGTGCGCGGCGCGGTGAACGGCGCGTAGCAGGAATCGTCGAGGAACGACTCGGACACCTTGTGGAAGGTGGCGACCTCGATCCAGCGCACGCGCCAGCGCCGTTCGGCCGGCCGGTCCGATCCGGTGACGAAATCCGGGTTGCGATCCATCACATGCAGGAAATCGAACGGCGCGTCCTCGCCGTTGGCGCTTTCGGCCGCTTCCTTCACCTTGGCGCCGACCCGGTCGAGGCCGAACTTCTCGGCGGCCTGCAACGCCGTCCAGCGCTTCTTCCAGCCAAAGCGCGCCAGCTCGTCGTCGGCATCCCACTCCCACGCCGCTTCGGCCAGCGGCACCTGCAGGAACAGCGGCAGGATCCCCGGCCGGTCGCCGGTGTACATCGCGCCGTTGCCGAACGCGCCGAATTCCTTGGCCGCGGCGCGCAGGGCGTCGGAGAAATTGCTCCGGGGATCGTGCAGGTCGGAGAGGATCGCGTCGCGCGCCTTCTCCAGCGCCACGCGCTCGGCCGGCGACGGCTCCAGGCTGCCGTCGGCCAGGCCGACGCTCAGCCACTTCGAGGCGGGGTTGGCCACGGCGGCGACGATGTAGTCGGCGAACTGGTTGGCGACGAGCACGCCGTGGCCGTCGACCGCCGTGTTGCGGTCGCGCTTCCCCTGGGTGTCGTTCTGCGCCGTGAAGTCCTGCGCCTGCGGAAAGAACACACGGCGCAACTGGTTCCACGTCGTCTCGAAGGACGAACGGTTCGTCTTCGCCCGGTCGTACCAGGCGCAGGCGCGGCGTTCGTCGAAGTCGGCCATCACATGCCGCCCAGCGAAGCGCGCAGGGTCGGCGCGGCCGTCGCGGCCAGCGCGTAGTCGGTCATGATGCTGCCCGTGCGCCCGCCGGCGCGCGCCTGCGCCAGCAGCTCGCGGCGGCGCGCCTGTTCCTCCGGCGTCCCTTCGGGATCGGGAAGCTGCGGCATCTGCTGCTGCTTCGGCATCTTCGGCATCAGGAAGCCCATGAACGCCTCACGCCACCGGCGCGCCGGGAAGAAGCGGCGCGGCGGCTGGGGACGCCGCGCCAGTTTTAAGGGAGGAAACGCCCAACTGATCTACGCTGCTCGTGACGGGCGGATTAAGCACACAGAGCGATATCGCTTGTCTGTCCCAAATACCGGACATCTCGACCAATCGACGCAAATGCCGCTCGCTCACGCAGGTGATATCGGCCAGCAGCTTCCACGGCAGGCCGCGCGCCCGCGCCGCCGCGAGCTGGGGTCCCAGCGGCCGTGACGTATCGATCGTGACGGTGAGCTGGATGATGGCCACGTCAGTTCACCGCCGCTCCGGCGGACGGAAACATCAGCTTGCGCATGTGCTCGACGATGTCGCTGCCGACATGCGCCTCGACCCGCGCGCGCAGGGTGCCGACCATCTGCGTCGCGAGGTCGCCTTCGCGGCCGGCCACCGCGATCAGCGCGATGCCGAATGCCGCGTTGTCGAGCAGCGCTTCCACCAGGTCGGCGCCGCCGCACCGGCCGTCGTTCATGAGCTGCATCATCATCACGTTGAGCGACAGCGCCGCATGCTCGCGGCCGCCATCGACACGCACGGGGAGCTTGGGGTTTCTCATGGCCGCTTCTCCTGAGGCCGATTCTCGCAGTTGATTTCGACAAGGCAGAGATCGGTGAAGAGATGCGGCTGATCACGGAACAAGACCAGGTCGCAGGCCATCATCTCACGGCTCGCGCATAACGGCCTCGATCCGTCCACTGGCGCTGCGCGGAGGAGTCTGGCGATCTTGCGAAGCTGGTTGCGGTAGTGGCCGGTATAGCTGTCAGCTTCCTCGGCCGCCCATTTCGCCATTTCTTCGCGCTCGCTCATGCCCATTGTCCTCACCCGTCGATGATGATCGGCCGTTGTCCCCGCGCGGAATCGCGGAGCCGCCCCGGCACGCGACCGACGTGCGCGGGTGTGGTTACGCCGGCATAGCCGTGCTGTTGCAGGATGGCGCGGACCGGGCTGGCGTCGTCGCGCAGACGGCCGATCGCCTGCTCATAGCCGCCCTCTTCCATCGCGCCGTACTGCAGGGCGTCGGCGACGTGGCTGTAATCGTTCTTCTCCGGCTTGTCGTCGTAGCGCTCGACGCCCGGCACCTGCACCTTGCGCCAGCGATAGCCGCCGTTGAGCGCGCCGCGCAGCACCGTGCAGGTCGGCGACAGCCAGAACATCGGCGTCGTGCCGATTGTCTTCAGGCAATCGTCGACCGCCTGGCGCCGGGGCTGCGGATCGTTGGTCTTCGCCGGCACGATGCGCAATCCGGCCTCGTGGCCGACGCGCTGCAGCCAGTCCCATTCGCCGGCGGTCGTGTCCGCGCCGTACTGCGCCGCCGGGTCGGCGACGGCGCGGATGCGGTTGCCGGCGCGAAAGTTGACATACTTGGCGCTGTCGAGCAGCGCGCCCAGCCGCGCGCCGAAGCGCTCCGGGCCTACGCCGTGCTCGCAAACCACCTCGTCGAGCACCCGCAACTGGTTGTCCCGCCGCCGCTGCATGATCGTCGCCGCCGGCGAGCCGCCGGCATCCATGCTCACGATCAAGGTCAGGCCGGGGTCGGGCTGCAGCTCGTGCGGCGACACATAGGCCACGTCGTCGAATTCGTGCACGGGCCTGCCATCGAGACGACGGCCGAAGCGGTTATGCACCTTCCGCTCGATTTCGGCTTTCGTCATGAACCGGATCTGCCGCTCGTAGTAGCCGGCCGAGAGGTTCATCAGGTTTTCCGCGCCGTCCTCGAAGGCGCCGGGCTGCCGGAAGTAGTTGCGATTCTCGATCCACGCCTGCGTCACGATCGCCTTGTAGGTCCAGTGGTCGACGACCGGCGCGTTCATGTCGGCCCATACGGCCGGATCGACCGCGCCGCCGTCCGCTTCGCGCGGGTAGCGGCCGATGCGCTGGAACGCATACGAGAACGCCAGCTCGACGAAGGTCTGCAACTCGTTGAACCAGATCCACGTCGACTGCAGGCCGGCGAAGAAGTCTTCCAGCGCCTGCTGCGTCGTGGCATCGCCCAAGGCCATGAAATGGGTGTCCAGCACCGCCGCCGTGCCGTCGCGCAGCGCCATCGTGACGGCCTGGGTCGCCGGCCCGCCGTTGCTGCCCAGCCATTCGATGCCGTTGGCCGGATCGTGCTTCGGGATCCACTCGAACCAGGACGGAATGAAGTTTTCCCAGAGCCGCCGATAGTCGGTCTTCAGGATGATCAGCCGTGCGCGGCGCACGGCGTGCGCGGCCGGCACCGCCGGCAGAGCGCCCTTGACGATCGGCTGCGGCCGTTGTCTCATCGTGCCGGCCAGTGCCTTCGCGATGAGGGTGCCGGTCTTGCCGGAACCGACCGGCCCTTGCAGGCCGACGAACTCCTCTCTCGACTGAAATGCCGCCAGCGCCTTCGGCCCCGGCGGCGACCACGGGCGGATTACCGTCGCCATAGCGGCTTCCTCCCTACCCGTACCCCAGGCGCAGGCTTTGGCAGGGCGGGCGCAACCCCCACCCCGACCCGATGGCGTTGTTGAGAAGTTGGTGCCGGCAACGAAGCCGCGAAGTCCGTCAGTTTCGGGGTGGAAGCCTGTCCACCCCCCGCGCACGGAGAAGGATCGCCATGGGGGGCAGGCACCCCGGCTGGGTCCCATTGAGCGCGCCGCAGCATCGCAGCCGCCGTGCCGCGCCAGTCGATCGAGCCCGGCTCGACGACGCGCCAGCCCGGCAGGTCGCCGCAAGCTGATGGATAATCAGCGGGGCGGATCGGCGAAGTCATTGATCGGCCTCGCTCTTTTCCGCGCTGTCAGACTCCGCGCTGTCAGACTCGCCCGATGCCGGCGCGCCAAGTGCTTGATTTTGCTTGAAAGTGCTCGGAGGCAGCGCCGCGAATCGCTCCAGCGCCAGGAGAGGGTCGCCACCGTCGAGCTGGGCCTGGCCGCCCGGCGCCATGCCGGTGAAGATCGCGATGCCGAGCGCCCCCTTGCCCTCGACCCTGACGTCTGTCGGCATCGCCGAATGCAGGTACGGCGCGGCCACGCGGCCGGCCGCGATGATCCTGTCGAGCGCCTCGATTGGCTTGCAGCCCAGGTAGGCCGCGAGCTGCACGGGATCCTGCCGCGCCCATCGCGCCAGGTTGAGCAGTGGCGAGCCTTCCAGGGCGAAGATGTGCCGCCGCCAGGCATCGGTGCTCTTGTTCCGAGCGCCCGGCGGTCGCCCTCGCCGCCCAGGCAGCGCCTCGCCGCCCTCGCTCTCGTCGTCCGGCGCCGCCGGTGTCGGCCCCAGCGTGCTCCGGCCGCTCGCCACGATGACATCGGCCAGCGTCAGCTGCACCGGCTCCGTCGCCGGCGCTTCCGCCGTTGGCGTCGCCTCCTCGACGATCGCTGCTAACCCGTTGACCTTGCTCAATATCCGCCCCGTTTTTAATCGGCCGGCGCGGATCGAGCGCAGGCCGACTGTTGCCGTTGTTGCCAACCGCTGGCAACAACGCAGGACGGCCAAGCCCTTGATCTAATTACATATATCTATCTTGTTACCGTTGTTACCGTTGTTCCGTGTGTCCGTTCCTGCATGCGGGCGCGCGCGCACATGTAGAGAGCCGTGGAACAACGGCAACAACGGCAACAATGTCCTAACGGTCTGATATGGAACGGCTTTTCGCCGTTTCCCTGTTCCGCGAACAATCAACAACGGCAACAACCCCTGACCCGTAGGCCGTCACCAAGCGCCGCTCGCGAGGCACAGAGCATGCCCACGGCGACGCGCTTTGTCCAATTGAAATCAAGGGGTGTGGGTGTGGTGTGGTGACGAACGCAACATCTGCCACACCGGCCCGCGGGTGCGGATGAGACAGGCGGCAGCGCCCAGGCCGCGCGCGCTCCGCCGCGCACGCGGCCTCCGCGGCGTGGTGCGTCATGACGCGCGCCCTCATGCGATCGGGCCGCGCCCGATCGCGGCGCGCACGGGGTGCGACAGGTGCGGCGTTTTGTCGCGATATCGCGCTTGACATAGGGAACATTGTTCCCCATTCTGTGCCTCGTCACCGTCGGGCTGCAACCCGGCCTGATGCAACCATCGAGCGAGGCAACAAGCCATGAGCAAGGTCTATCAAACCATCACCGATACCATCATCCGCCAGATCGAGGCGGGCGCCGGCAAGTTCGAAATGCCTTGGCACACGAAAGGATCGCGTGGCGGCAGCATCTATCCGGTGAATGCAAAGACCGGCACTGACTACAACGGCATGAACGTGATCACCATGTGGGCCGCAGGCAAGGCCAAGAGCTACACGTCAAACGTGTGGGCGACCTACAGGCAGTGGCAGGAGTTGGGCGCGCAGGTACGCAAGGGCGAAAAGTCGACCCACGGCATTTACTGGAAGGAAATGAGCGCGGCTTCCGCCGCCGGTGACGACCAGCAGGACACGCCGGCGCGGCCCGGCAAGCGGTTGGTCGGGTTCGGATTCTCCGTGTTCTGCGCCGACCAGGTCGACGGCTGGGACGGATCGCGGGGTGGGAAGCCGGTGGATCGGACCGACCGGACCGCGCGCCTCGCGCACGCCGATGCCGTGATCGCCGGAAGCGGCGCCAGCATCACGCATGAGGGGATAAAGGCCTTCTATCGGCCGTCAACCGATCAGGTCCATATGCCGGAGCGGTGGCGGTTCATTGGCACCGCCACGGCCGATGCGACCACCTGCTATTACTCGACCTTGCTGCACGAGCTGACGCACTGGACGGGCCACGAATCGCGCCTGAACCGGGAGCGGGTGAAACGCTTCGGCGATGAGGCTTACGCCTTCGAGGAACTGATTGCCGAGATCGGCGCCGCCTTCGCCTGCGCACGGCTGGGCATCGAGAATGAGCCACGCATCGACCATGCGGCCTATGTCCAGTCGTGGCTGAAGGTGCTGCGTAACGACCCCCGCGCCATCATCACGGCCGCCAGCAAGGCGCAGAAGGCGTGCGACTTCATCGTGAACCGTCTCGCGGCGCCGGCCGCGATGGCCGCCTGAGTGCCGATCCCTGCCGGCGCTCCAGCGCCGGCTTTGGTCGGCACTCAGGCCGAAGGACGAGCGAGACGAACGATGACGAAGAACCTAGACCACCTGCGCCGCCGGCTGCGGCGGTTGCGCGCCCTCCGGGCACGCGTCAAGGCGCGCGTGTGGCGCTGGTACGAGCTGGCGGACCGGTATCATGCGCTTGGCGACCACGATGCGGCCTGTGAGTGCGAAATGGCTGGCTGGACCATGACGATGCGGTTTCGCGGCAGGACGCACCGCTACGGCGACTGCCTGCGCGATGCCGACGACGCCACCCGCGCCGTCCTGTTCAACAGCCAGCCAGCGCCAGCGCCGGCGCCGGCGCAACTATCCCTTTTCTAGGGAAGCGCGGCGCCGGAGCTGCAACCCCGGCGCCGCCGTATCCATCAATCATCACCGAGCGAGGCAAATCATGAGCGGACGAACGAAGGCTAGCACGCGGGCCACCTGCGCGTCACTGGTCGAGGCTTATAGCCGTGGATACAGGGTCGGGGGCCGCAACAACGTCGACCGCCCTTACGCTGACGTGAGCCACGGCTACGCATGGATGCTCGGGTGGATCGAGCGGGCCACTGGCTTGCCGCACAATCCGCCGTCGACCGGCGCAGAGGCTCGCCGGCGCCATGACGCACACATCGGGCAACCCAGCTTGTTGGTGGACGTCGAGCGCGCCGCAGTCGACGCCAGCGCCAGGGGCACGCTACTCTAGGCGCATGGACGCTGCCGATATGAAAACCCGACGCGAAAAGCTGGGCCTGACACAGGCGCAGCTCGCAGGCCTGTTCGGCTGCTCTATCCGGCAAATCAAGATGCTGGAATCGGGTGAGCGCAGCGACGGCAAGCCGCTGCGCGCGCGCGGCGTCTACGAGCTGGCGCTGGACGGGATCGAGGCGCGCGTCCAGCGAGGCGCCCTCGGCCATTCCGGCGACCTTCCGAAGGAATAGCTACTGCGGCGCGCCGAGTGGCCCGAAGCGGCGCAGCCGCTCTTGCCGGATCAGCGGATGTTCGAGCAGGGCCGCCATCTGCACCTTGACGGTGTCGGCCATCTCGTCGGCGGCGATGGCCAGATCGTCTGGCCTGACGCCCTGCGCCGCCAAGACGGCCGCCATGTGGAGCAGGGCGCCGACCAGCTCGTTCCCGATGCCATGCCGAAGCGCGAGTTCGCCGACCGCGGCGCTCAACTCGCCCAGCAGGTCGGCCGGAATGGGTTTCAGCTCGGGCACGATTCCTCCTCGCTCTTCCCCGGCGCTTCCGGGTACGGCTCGCCGATCACCGCCTCAACCGGGATGCAGATGGCCGGTTCCGGCCCGCCGTCGAAGCGCTGCTTTTCCTGCAGCGCGCCCGGCACGCGGCCGGCCGATTGCTGCCACACGCCCGCCTGCCAGCGCGTGCCCTGAAAGAGCCGCTGCAGGGCAGAGCCCGTCACCTTCATCGCGAGGTACTGCCGGCCCCGCAGCGGCCCCTCGCGCTTCTTGATGACGCGCAGGCCGTACCTGACGAGCCCGTCCTGCGCCTTCGTCGCGTTCATCCCCTCCGGCAGCACCGCATGGTCCTCGGCGTCGTGGCCCAGCTCCAGCGGCAGCGGCCGCCGGTCGCCGACGACGCCAACGAGCTGGCGACACGTGAAGCGCTGGCCCTTGTCCCACGGCTCCAGCATGCAGCTCGCGAGGTGGGCCACCATCTGGTCCTTGTCGCGACCCTGCGTCTCCATGATGCGCCGGACGTCGGGAATCAGCCGGTCACAGAATTCCCGCACGTCGTCATCCGTCGCCGGCGTGTCGAACAGTGCCAGGTGCTGCATGGTGAGCACCGTGCCGAACACGTCGGCCGCGCGGGCATCCAGCTCGCCGGCGATGGCGTCCCACCACGGCGCCTGCAGCTCGCTCCACCGCGGCCATGCATCGATCATCCGTCG